TGAAATATTCTTATCTCTCCGAATTTCCCAGTGAAGGCGCTGACTGATCCGTCGGCAAACAGGCCTCCGATGGTCAGCTTCCCAGTGATGTAGTTGGAGAACAGAGTCAATGGCGTGGTCCCGTTGCTCACGTTATCTACCGACATTTCGCACGTGTTCTGGCTCATCTGTCCGCACAAGCACACCCAAGTAGCAGTCGGAACAGCCGCCGCACTATCGACCGCATACGTCGTCTCACTGGTCACGCTCATCTGCGGGACGCGCCCCGTCGTCATGACGAAAGAAGCCGAGCGTGCGTTGTTGCTTGCGACTGTGTCGTGATTGTTCGTGAGAAGCGTGGCCGTAGCACCAGGAGCTGCCTCGATTTTCACTCGCGCATATATCGTGCAAGGATGCGGAAGTGCGAATCCGACGGCAGACATCGCGTCGTCCGTTGTAAAAGAGACTGCGGGCTTGCCCCCATCGGAGGCTAAGAAGACCGGCTGTGCTCCGGCTGTCCCCTGAAGCAACGGCCAACGGCCACACCGATCTGGCCACACTGGAACGGCGGCGCCGTCGGCGACATTCGTGTCTGACGGGTGATACCAAGCCACAAGATTGGCCGCATCGGTCATGCCAGTGACTGGGCCCGCGGGGCTCGCGAAATTGGGTTCCGTGACCGTCGGAAATGTCGCTGGCTGTAGCGCTGGCGTCAGAATCGAGTCGATTGCGATTTGCAGCGCCCGCATGTTGACGGTAGTGGTCAGGTTGTAGTGATTCCCTGCGCCCGGCGTGAACGATGCGATGCCTGTGCTTGGATTGAAGCCGATTGTTCCCTGCGTCGCCGTGAAGCCAACTTGAGCGAATGTCGGAGCGCAAGCCACTAACATCAACAGCGGGTCCCAGGAGGGACGGCCAGCCGGCTTGGATGCCGCGTTATAGGCGGCCGCAACGATATCCGAAGTCGTTGGAGCAACGGTCAGATTGCTGAATGTCGGGAACAGACCAGCGTTGTAGTCGATGACGTAGATGGGCACCGGGCAGTTCGCCAGAACATAGGCAGTCGCAGCCTTGGCTTGCGCGGTCTGCGCGACGTTGAACTCAGCGGTCGCGCCGCTGAAGTCGAAGCCGAGCGTCACGACGTACTCGGCCTTGGCTGCCATCAGCTGAATCCCGGTCAACGGACTGATGCTGTCTGCCGCTGACTGCAGAAACTCTGCCAAGTTCACCCAGAAACCGAAAATAGGCCATCTCACAGGAGCGGTAGCTGCTGACAGCAACCGTCTTGCGAGCTTGACCGAGTCGAGCAATCCGGTGTTGCTGTAGATCGTCTTCGCAAAGGCTGCCATGGTGGCGTTGTACGTGTTCGCTCCGTGGGTATGCGACGTCAACGGACCGGAAGCAATAGGCGCGCTCACGCCGTCAGCCTTGAACAGCGCACTCAGTGCTGGAGCGCTGGTCGTCTGCGTCGTAGAGATCAGAGCACCAAGGATGTTGACGTAGCCTTTGCGATGCGAGTACGTCCCGATGCGGAATCCGCCAACATCGTCTGGATCTGTGTACAGATCGGAATCAGGCATGATGTTCTTTCTAATGATGCCGGAAACCGCCTTCCACGCCACCCCATCGCTGGTTACCAGACTGCCGCCGTCAATGATGGCGGACCTGTTCGTGTTGGAAGCCGCCGGATGCGCCTGCTCAAGCGATGCCAATGACGCAAAGGTTCCGAGATCCTGCGTCACGTTGATGTCGTCGTTCTCAGTGACTATGACTCTCTGCCCGCTTGCACTCACCCTGAACACAGCCGTCTTCGTGTACGGTCCAAAGACCCGCGACGTTGCCGACGGCACGTTGACTGCACCGGTGACAGCGCCATTCCGAATTCGCTCCGCCACGGCATTTCCGCCCGATTCGACAGCTACGGTCAAAGAGTTCCCCTGCTCGATCGTCTCTGACCAGACTCGCCCCGGTTCAATGATCGGCATGGATTCTCCAAGACCTAAAACGAGAAAACCCGGCGCAGTGGCCGGGTTCGGTAGATTCAATTCCAACTTGTTTCGACTACGTGATCGGCTTCGGTCGCAGACCACCAGGCCACATCATCACGCGCTTCGGCCAGCAGACTGAGCACATGTCCTTCTCGATGAGCGTGCCGCGGTCCTTCACCTTGCCATCCTTGATGATCACACCGTTGCGCGTCGTGATCGCCGTGCGCCCGCCGCACACTGGACATTGCAGCATCCCGTCCGGCCTGGGCGTGCGCTTCACGCGCGTGCGCACCCTCTCCTTCGACGAAGGCTCGATGCGCGGGACCAGGGTCAATTTCGGCGGCTGAGGCACGCCGGCATCATAGACCGGCTCGCCCAAAGGCCGCAGCATCCCGCTCGCGCAGCTGCTCGATCGATAGCCACTCCCCTCGGTTCGAGTAGAGCGAGTCGAACGGCAGTTTGCCTTCTCGCATGAGCTCGCCCCGGGTCGCGCCGACGACCTGGTCCTGGCGGCGCGCGGACTGCCGCTGCAGCCAGTCGCCGAACGTCGTCTCTGCCGGCACCTGGCCATCCATCGACGCGCGCGTGCCGGGCGAGAGGTCATCGATGGCGAACCCCAGTTCCCGCCAGGACTTCGTCACCGGTAGCGATGCGGATCGGCAGACCCAGTGGCTGCGCCCGGGGCCCTGCAACCAGGGCACCTGATGCCCAATCGGCTTGTGGGTCGCAGCCGTATAGCGCTTGCGATCACGGATCCGGCAGATCTCGCTCGTCTTCGTGTCGATCGTCGCGTGCCACATGACGACGTCGACCAGATCGCGGTTTGCCTTCACAAAGCGTTCGCGCGTCACCTCGGCCATGTGCCCGATGGCGGAACGGACGACGGTTTCCAGTTCCCGTCTCGACCGGTTCAGGGCGCCGTCGCCGAACCTTGCGGCCGCCGTGCCTCGTATCCGGCGAACGATCTCGGTGGTCGCCTGCCCTTCCATGTACCCGAGACGGACCGAGTTTCGGATCAGCTCGAGCCGGTCCGATTCGAGCCGCTTCGCCCAGTCTCGCAGCAGTCGCCCCTGAAATGGGCGAGAGAGTGCCGCGCTGTACGTCTGCTGAAAGTCGATGCGTGCGATCGCATAGCGAGCCTGAATCTCACCCGGGATCGTCGCTTCGAACACCTCGGCCTGGTGCGCAGCCTCGTACTCCGCGAACTGCTTGAGTAACGGCGTCAGCTCGCGCTGCACGCTGTTGTATGCCTGCAGATTCAGCTTACGCACCGATGCCAGCAGGGCCTCCAGCCGCTGGACCGTAAACCGTTCGGCCGGCAATCTATCGAGCGCGCGAGACAGCGCCTCGGCAAGGTCCGAGTCGGTCTCGTTTAGCAGCTTGATCAGCCGCTGCACGACGCCCGTCGAGTACTGCTGCAGGTCGACGGCGTGCGATGTCGCGGCGTCGGCGAGCAGGTCGTTGACCGACGGCATCAGGCATCGTCGCCAGGATCTGGATCATTGCCAGGCGTCGGACCTTCCTCTCCTGCCAGTGCAAGTTCCTTCTCCGGATCGATGTCGGCCGAGAGCACGCTGCGACGTTGCTGCTCGCGGATGACGGTCGCCTTCGTGATGATGCCGGCCTGCTGAAGCGCGACGAGCAGCTGCGCCGATGCGTCGGACAGCGAGCGTGAGGCGTAGTCGGAGAACAGCGTCACCGTACCGCTTTTAGACAGTTTCGAGTACAACGAAGTGAAGTAGAGCGCAAGGTTCAGCGCATCCGTGAACGTCTCTGCCATGCGCTGCAGGTCGCATTTGTTCGCCTCTGCATCGTTTGCATCTTCGGTCGCCGAACGCCCGCCCGGCTTCGCGACGAGCAGCTCGGCGCCGCTCTGGATCATCTGCTCTTCAAGGTCCTTGAGCGACTCTTTGCCGGCGCCGATCGCCTCCCCAGAATGCTCAACCCATTTCGCATCCGCCTTCTCATGCTCGGCCTTGATCGCGCATCCGGCGCTGATGGTCAGTACGGTTTCAGCTCCGAACATCCTCGCGAACAGAATCGGTACGCGCGCATAGTGCAGGATCGTGTCCTGGTCGGACTGCGACTGCCAATGCTTGACGTTGAGATATGCCAGATCGAGCAGCGGCGGCGCACCTCGCATGAAGCCTTTGCGGACGCCGTACAAAGGGACGAACGGGATGACAGCCAGGCCGGTGACCCCAAAGTCGATCGATACCCAGACCTTCTTCCCTGCAACTTCCTGCTCCTCGAATACCTCGAAAGCACCGGGCGTGAGCACGCGCACGCGCTTCGATTCCTTCTCGCCGTATGCGCCGTCTGGAACGGTCACACATTCGGCGATGCGCAGCTGCGTAAGCTGAGCGCCGCCGTTCGATACTGTGAGTTGCCAGCCCAGGATCTGGTCATGGTTCACCCGCACCCAATATGGGCGGATGCCCGCGGCCTTCTGCTCTTGCGCAGTTGGCGGGCCGCCGGTCGCTCCCTTGATCTGCTTCGGTGCCTCGACAAGGATGCCGCCGAAGCCAGCTGACATCACCTGCTGGAAGCGTTCAGCGGCGAACGCATGCAGGTTCACGCCCTCGCGATCGATGTCCTTTGCCCACTGGACTATCTGCTCAGGCGTGTCCTTCGACAATGTCAGCGGCTTGCTGAATGGCTTGCCGGCCATCACAGACACGGTCCTGCGAAACGCTGGGAACAACGTCGCCGTTTGTAGGCGAGCGTCATAACTATCCTGCGCCTCGTTCGGCCACCTTGGCAGGAAGGCTGTAGCTGCCTCGCGCATCTTGGGCGTGCCGCCCATGAGCGCCGCGATGAGCGGCCATTCCTTCGCCATCTCGCTGACGGCGGCGGACTGCTTGGCAACGTCACTACTGCTCATTCGTTACATCCGCAGCGACGTGATCACAGCTGCCGGCCGCTTGATGGGCCAGCGATACTCAATGTAGTAGGTCGCAGCGTCGATGATGTGATCGTGTCCACTCGACTTGTCTGGCTCGCCATTCTTGTCATATGCCTGCTTCTCGAGTGCCTCGACCAGGTGGGGACACCGGTCCTGACTGACCCGGTACCGACGAACGCCGTCCTTGTTGATCATCGTGCTCGCCGCCAACACGCGATCCTTCACCATCGGATTCTTGGTGTGTGCGCACACCGAAAACTTGGCCGCTTTCAGCAGCGAGATATCGGACACGCTCGCGTTGTTCGTGTCGCGCCCTCCGCCGGACGCATCCGGATAGACCAGAATGGGATGGCCCTTGTCCTGGTATCGATCCTTCAGCACCTTGATCATCGCCGGCGTGTCCAGGATCTGGACCAGTTCGTCGACCGCATGCGGCTCGCCGTCGCGCTGCACGTGAATCGCAGCGCTCATATTGTTCACGTTGAAGTCCATGCCAACGTGTAACGGCTCGCCTTGCTTGATCTGCTCGCGCGTGTCGTTCTTGTGTCGATCGAAGCTCGGATACACCGAGCCAGCCGTCAAGTTGACGAACTGTCCTTCCAGATACGCCAGCAGTAGGTTGCTCGGATAGCTATCTCTCAACGAGGGGATGTAGTCATCCGGCAGGTTCCTCGCGTTGCTGTACGTCGAGGCCCTGATCAGCTGATAGCCCTGCGCTGGACTCTTCTTCCAGCGGTCGTACACGAACCGGAAGCCCTCCGGCGTCGTCGCCACGGCACCGGTGTTCACCGCTCCGTCCGGCTTCTTTTGCCGGTTGCGGGCGATCATCTTGTTCCAGACCTTTCGCGCCTCGTCGATCTTGAGCGTGTCGAGCTCGTCGGCAATGAAGTCGGCGTGCTTGTACCCGACGATGCGTTCCGGTCGATCCATTGACCGGAAGATCACGCTGCCGGCGCCATCGACCTCGATCATGCGATCGCTCTTATGGAGCGATCCGCGAACACCCATCGCCTCCATCACTTCCAGGAAGGATGGATAGCCAACCCGTTTGACCAGGTCATATGTGGGCAAGTAGTAGCCGACGTCGAGCTTCGGATACCTCGCCTTCAGCACCAGGGCTCGAACAACTCCGGCGAACGTCTTCCCCGCACCGAAACCGGCGCAGATGCAAGGGAATCGCTCGGCAGAGCTGATGAACTGATGCTGCGGGCGACTAACCGGGAACCGGATCGTCGGTGTCGTCATACGGCACTATCGTGATGATCGGCGCCGGCGCATTGACGTTGAGATCCACTCTG